AATTGGTGAGAGCCGATGAATATAAAGATCAAGATTATCCTGTAGTCACTGAAGGAAAATACAAGGGGATTATCGGGGTTGGTGGCCTTGTACTCGCAAGGGTACCCGAAGAAATTGCGAAGTCTCGAACTGAATATTTTGCTAAACAAGCAGAAGGCCAGAACGAAGCGGTTGAAAACGATTTAATGAGGGAAGAGCATAAGAGTATGCCTATTGACGTAAGTAGGCAGTCTCGCGTAACCTTCGGTGGTACAAAGAAATAATATTTCTTAAACTATCGATTTAAATCAACCCGTTTACATTTATGTAAACATTAAGGAGTAAAACATGGCTAATAGAAACTCAGCCGGTTTTGGGTTTAGACCAAGTGGAACGTTAGGTAATTTACCTGCGACTCAAGGTCTATCTCAGTACTGGATTGATTCTGCAGCATCAGTTAATCTTTTTAACGGCATGGCGATGAAATCGTCAGGCGGTTATATGATTACTGGTGAAAGTGCAACTACAGTTACGACTATAGGTGTTCTCTACGGAATCTATTATACAGCGGCTTCTACTAATAAACCCACTTGGGCTCATTGGTATGACGCAACAATTACTCCAGCAAACAGTGAAGACACACAAGCGTTTGTTAATGATTATCCTTTCCAGAAGTATACTATAGCTTCAGATGCAGCAGTAGCAGCTAATGTTCCTGCAGCTCACGTGAAGTTTATGGAAACTTTCTCCGTGTATGCAAATACAGGCGGAAGTACTTCAACAGGTAAATCAACAACAACTCTTGACATCGGCGCAACGCATGCAACAACACACTCTTGGAGATTATTAAGAAGTGCTGAGGAAGTTGAAAACAACGACCTTACAGCAGCTTATTGTTCTCTAGAAGTTGTTTCTAACTTGTCCGAATTTGTCGGAACTGGAACATAGGAGCATATAATGGCAATATCAAGAGCACAACTCGTTAAAGAGTTAGAGCCAGGCCTGAATGCACTATTCGGTCTGGAGTACAAACAGTATGAAAATCAGCACGCTGAAATTTATACAACAGAATCATCTGACAGAGCTTTCGAAGAGGAAGTAATGTTAAGTGGTTTTGCAAACGCAAACGTTAAAGTGGAAGGATCTGGTATTTCTTACGATGAAGCACAAGAAACTTACACTGCACGTTACACACACGACACAATTGCTTTAGCTTTTTCAATCACTGAAGAAGCGATTGAAGATAATTTGTATGACAGACTCGCGTCTAGATATACAAAAGCTTTAGCAAGATCTATGTCCAATGCGAAACAAGTAAAAGCAGTAACACCTTTGATTCAAGGTCTTCCTTCAACGGATAATTTTGATTCTGGTGATGCTGTATCTTTGTTCTCAACTAATCACTCAACGGTTAGTGGAACAGCAGTTAAAAATACTTTAACAACGCAAGCAGACTTAAACGAAACATCATTAGAGCAAGCATTGATTGACATTGCTGGCATGACGGATGAACGTGGAATAAGAGTCGCAGCAAGAGGAATGAAAATGGTCATTCCTTCAGCTAATCAGTTCAATGCTGAGAGATTGATGAAATCTCCAGGCAGAACTGGAACAGCAGATAATGATATCAACGCTGTAGCATCAATGGGAATGGTTCCTCAAGGTTATAGAGTGAACAATTTCTTAACTGATACAGATAGTTGGTACATCATTACTGATGTCCCTAACGGTATGAAAATGTTCCAAAGAGCAGCTTTAAAAACTGCTATGGAAGGTGATTTCGATACTGGCAACGTTAGATACAAAGCTAGAGAAAGATACTCGTTTGGAGTATCTGACTATAGAGGTATCTTCGGTGTAGAGGGTGCGTAATCCAAAATAAATTTGTGGCGGGACATAGTTCCGCCACATTTTGCAAATAAGGTAAGAAATGCTTAAAAAATTCCTAGTACAGATATGGGCTTATGACTATCACGCTAAATTTGAAGTTTTAGCGGGGGATAATCGTGAATCTATTGAACAATCTATCCTTGACAAATTAGGAGAAAAGAGTATAAAGTGGGAATCAACGGGAATGTTTAGAAACACCCGTAGAATAACCTATGAGGAGGTTAGTCATGACCGAAGACCTATACAAACAGAAAAGGTCCTTGGAGTTGAGGTGGCAGTTGGAGTATGAGCAAAATGGCAAATATACTCTTAACATGGTCGAAATTGATAATACAATTAAAGGTGTTATTACTGAGATCAAACTGGAAGAACGTAGAATTGCAGACGTGGAAAATGCAGTTCAAAATTCTGCCCCCCAAGTTTCTGTGGCAACTTAGATAAACGCCACATCGCTGAAAACGTACTTTTATGCAAGGATCCCTTGCACTCTACTCAAATTTCATATATATTTTATTCACTATACAAATTTTAAAAAAACTTAAATGTAGACGCGTATAGTCGACATCCCCTAGGGACTACATTTAAATATTCTAGGAGGAATATTATGGCAACAACAACGTTTAATGGTCCAGTTCGAGCTGAAAAAGGGTTCGCAACTGTTATCAAAAACACAACTACTGGGGCTTACACTGTAAGACCAGAAGGTACTAAACCATCTTTAATTGGTTTAACAGCAACTGCTGTGTCAACAAGTGGTACATTAACTTATACAAAAAATGTAATCACTATTAATAATTTCACAGGAGCAGCTGCACAAGCTGTGACATTGCCTGCGGCTAATCAAGGAGATATTGTAGTTCACGCTCAGTCTGTTGATACAACTGGTGGAACAAACACTCTTTCATTTGATTGTGCAGGAAGCGATGTTTATGCAACAGGATCATTTATTGAAAGTAGAGGATCATCTGCAGTCACTTTTGATTCATCATCAGCGAGTGAAACATTAGTAACGTTTACACCTGCTAATGCTGCTACTAATTTATTTAGTATTGGCTCATATCTTTATTTTACATGTTTTGAAAAAGGAACATGGCAGATTGGTTATGATTTCCAACATCTAGGTGCTGGAACAACTGGTGCATGGGTTTTCGCATCATAACATTAATTACTGTAAGCTCCTTCGGGAGCTTACAAGATTAGGAGAATAAAAATTATGAGCACATATCCAGTGGACATAAAAACAGTTAATATTACGACTGCTACGACTACTACAATCTTTAATGGTCCAGCTAGAGTTTTAGGACTTTCCTGGGTTGTACCTACGAATGTTGCAGTTGGAACAATAACAGTGAATGATAATACTACCGCAATGTGGGTTGTTAATACACCCGCTACAAATACTACGAGTCACAAAACTCCATCTCATGGAAGCATAATGTTACCAGGGACAGGGATTAAAGCTGACACAAGTTTGAAAGTAACCAACGCAGTAGTAACACACGTGACCGTTTATTACGGATAGGAGGTAGCCCATGGCAAATACTACTTCTGGAACAGTTACTTTTGACAAAACATTTGCTGTTGATGAGATTATCAACGAAGCTTATGAGAGAATTGGTTCTCAAGTATCTTCTGGTTATCAATTAAAAACAGCAAGACGATCTTTAAATATTCTTTTTCAAGAATGGGGCAATAGAGGTTTGCACTACTGGGAAGTAGGCGATACCAATATTGATCTAGTTGAAGGTCAGGCAGAATATATTTTTTATAGAGCAACAGGCGATGGAGCAAGTGCTACTACAGCAGGCGGAACAACTGGAACTTCTACTTATGGCTTGGATGATGTTTTAGAAGCTACACTTAGATCCGATAAAACAACAACCAGCCAATCTGATTCTGCTCTTACAAAAATAGCTAGATCTGCTTATTCAGCATTATCAAGTAAACTTTCTAAAGGAACTCCAGCACAATATTTTGTTCAACGATTCGTGGACAAAACAACTGTAACCCTTTATCCAACACCCGATTCAACAGCGGCAGCAAAAGATGTTCACATGTTTTTTGTAAAAAGAATTCAAGATGCAGACGCAACTTATACAGACGCAACAGATATTCCATACAGATTCGTACCTTGTATGGTTTCAGGGCTTGCATTTTATTTAGCACAAAAATTTAACCCACAATTAGTACAACAAATGAAATTGTTGTATGAAGACGAGTTAACAAGAGCATTAGCAGAAGATGGTTCTTCAGCTAGTACTTATATAACTCCGAAGAATTATTATCCGAATATATAATGGCATACGCAAGAGGAAAATACGCACAGGCAATATCAGACCGATCAGGAATGGCTTTTCCATACAATGAAATGGTTAGAGAATGGAATGGAATGTTTGTTCATAAATCTGAATATGAAGATAAACAACCTCAATTAGAGCCAAGACCTCATGGTGGAGATGCACAAGGATTACAAAATGCAAGACCTACTAGAACAGAAAATACTGTGGCACAATTATTGCCCCATGATCCATTTACCACGTACGCGGCTTCATCAGGCATTATAAATGTTTATGCGCCGAATCACGGGTTGACAAATGGATCAACGTACAGATTTAGAGGTGCACCAACAACTGCGGGCGCTTATGGTGATCCAGGCAGCTTTGATGGTATAGCAGGATCAAATATTGCATATAGTTCAGGTTATGCTATTACTACAGGTAAATATGTTAGCGGTGATAGAGACACGGATTTTACAACAGATTGGTTTTATTTTACAGTTAACACAAACACTGCAACAGCAGGTGACGTGAAAGGAGGAGAGTTTCCGGTTTCAATAGGACCAGCAACTCTATCAGCATAATGGCAGGATTTACATATTCAACACTGACAACAGCAATTCAGAATTATACTGAAGTTGGAACAGGCGTACTTTCAAGTACAATTACAGATCAATTTATAGATAATTCAGAACTTAGAATTCAAAGAGAAATTCCAATTGATGCAGATCGAAAAGAAATGCTTGGAAATTTAACAGCTTCAAAAGACAATGTTTATGCTCCTGCGGGAACTTTATTTGTTAGAGGACTTCAAGTTTACACTTCAACGACTGTTGCAACAGGCGCTAATAGCTGGCTTGAGAAAAAAGATATCAGTTTTTTAAGAGAATACGATACAGCTGAAACGACTACTGGCACACCAAAATATTATGCTATGTCAGGAGGAGCAGAGGGAAGCGGTGCAACTTCTTCAGGAAGAATTACAATTGTTCCAACACCTTCTTCAGCTTTTATGTACAAAATTCATTATAATGCTAGACCAACAGGATTGAGTTCAGCAAATACGACAACTTTTTTAAGTCTTAATTTTGGCAACGGACTTTTATATGCATGCTTAGTAGAAGCATTTAGTTATTTAAAAGGTCCAATGGATATGCTACAATTATACGAACAAAAATATCAAACCGAAGCACAAAAATTCGGTGGAGAACAAATAGGTAGAAGAAGACGAGACGATTATACGGATGGTGAACCACGTATACCCGTTCAGTCTCCGACACCGTAAGGATTAAATTATGACAACTAAAAAAGCAAAAACAACACCGGGAAAATGGGGACAAGAACAACTCATT